CTTCATTTTCTATTGATGCATAAATTGAGAATGTACCAGGCACTTGAGCATCATTCCATGTTCCAAAATCTATACTATCTTTTTTTAAGTAATTTGTTTTAAACATATGGTCAGTAACCTTTCTTCTTAACAATAAACATCTTAAAGCAAAATCTGCAATCTCCTTAGAGACAGCGCTCTTAATAACTGTAAAACCATCTTTATGAAAATTATAATTTGTCATGTAAGTTAAAATGTATAAATCTCAAAATATTATTATTTTTCTGTACAGTAAACATGTGTGGTAAGTATGATGGAAATATTATTAAATCACCTTGTTGTGGTTTAATATTTACTCTCTCTGACATAGCAGATACTTCATCTTTATTTTCTAATTCATTTATATCTTTGTATAAAAGTGTGTTAGATCTTGGATCACAAAAAATAGGAAAAGATGTATCTTTGCCTACTTCCAAAAATAAAAAACCACTTACTAAACTATTATAATGAACATGGTATTCTTGATTTGAATATTCTTTAAATGTTTCTAACCATATGTCTTTTATTTTAAGATTATTATAATCTGTTTTTAAACCCATTCTTTTTATAAGTTCAAAGCCTTTATCCAATAAAGTGTCTGACACAATTTTAAAATCATTTTGTGAACTGTTAAATCTATCACATAAATGTTTATGATTCTCATGAAACACAGGCGTTGGAAAAAGACTGTACATCATTTGAAAGGGTATCCTAAAAACCAAGAGACAAGAGAATATCGAGTTCCTAGAGTCACTGGTGTTATTCTATGCCAAATAAAAGATGGAAAGACAATTACGCTTCCTTTTGGTTTGAATCTATCCTCTTTTGTAACTATGAGTGCATCATCTTTATTTCTAAATTGAAACTCTAGTTCACCTCCTTGATAGTCACATGGGTCACTTAAATTAACACACATAGATAATTTTCTTATTTTTTTATAAAAGTTTTCCTGTTTTGGATTTTCATAAGCCCCATCGAAAGAGTCTGGATGCCAATTATAAAATTGATTTATTTTGTATTTAGTAAATTGCACTGATTCAGTATGATTTATTTCAAAGTTCCATTCTGCATTTTTATTAGCTGTATTTACATAAGGCCAAAGCTCTTTATAAAGCCATTCTTCGTCTATCCAAGCAACATCTGAATCTCGCTTTTTTTTAGTTTTTTCTTCAAACTCTTTTAACAATTGGTTCTTTGTAACGTCAAATCTATTTACAAGCTGTTCCTCAATGTATTTATCGGCATCTCCTGTTGTGCCCTTGCGTTCTCTTAAATTGTTTCCGTGTGTAATAAGTTTGTTACAAAACTCTTCAGACAAAACTTTTTCAAAAACCCAATAATAATTTTTTAAGATCATAAATAATTAAAAACCAAAGTAACTCTTGCTTTCTTGTCTGTACATGTTGTACTAGCATGAGGTTTTGAAGAATCAAATAAAACTAAATTATTTTGTTTACTCTCTATTTCTTGATCTTCAATTATGGTTTTTCCATTATTTGTATTAAAAAAGAAGAGTGCACCTTTATGCGGATATTCAAAATCAGTGTGCATTCTGTGTTTAATTATTTTTTGTTGATTTAAATATAAGTTTGCTTTTATTCTTATTATTGCTTTAGGTTTTAATCTATCTAAGAAAGGCTGACAAACCATGTCATAAAATTCGCTATTGGGTCTGTTATCTTTATAAAATAAATGTGCTAAAAAAATATTATCTAAAGGATCTTTTTCATCAATCACGAAGTCTTGATAAAACCACGGAAAACTATTATTCATTACAAATTTTTGTAAATTTGTAAAAGCGTCTTGAGGTAAAAAATCTTCTATGACTTCAATTGACATGAGTAAGTTTATACACTTACTTTAATTAAAAGGCAAATTAACTTGGTATTTCCCAAGCAGTGGAAGTAGAACTCCAAACTAAAGATGTAGTATTTTCAAAATCTTGACCAATCCATCTTTGATTATCATCATCCCAAGTCCAATTCAGTGTTTTTTCACCATGATTTCTTGTTGGAAAACCAAAACTTGGTTCCCAATCACATCTACTAGTGTTAAACACCCAACTAGAATATAGTTTTGGTGGTATAAATTTATCTGTTGCAGAATCGTAAGAAAATCCATGTGCAGGATAATTTCCTCTGAATGGCGTACCTCCATCAACATGTTCATTATACTGAGTTTGGGGATCACATCTTTTTACATATGTGTTTTGAGGATAGTTTCCATCATAATATGTGTCTGCAGTCCATTCATCATCAGGAATAGTAGAATTTACCCAAGTTGCGCATTGATCAGAATCAACTCCTCCATTAGCAGCGCATTCTGCATCGTTCATTACGACTACTTTTATTACAATATTATCGTCTGAATTAATTTGTGCAAAATGTGCCATTATCCTGATTTCCAATTCCCATCTTTAATTGCTTCAAAGACTTGTTTAGTTGGCCATACACCAGAAGCTGAAAAAGCATCTAGTTCTCTTACGATTACAACACCCGAACCTCCGCTTCTTGTGCCGCCACCGTGATTCGCTCCTGCTCCTCCGCCTCTGCCGTTACTACCACTTTGGCCTCCAGGTGAACCTTCACCTCCGCCTCCTGTACCTCCAGCATAATTTCCGTCAGAGCCACCTCCGCCTCCAGCGTAAAAATTTCCAGGTGATGAAATTGCATTTTCTGAACCTTGTCCTCCAGCAGAAGCTCCTGGTTGGCTAGCGCCTCCGCCACCTCCACGGTCACCACTATTTCCTCCAGGATTTCCCTGAGGTGGATTTACAGATGGTACGTTTCCTTGTCCTCCGCTTCCAGATTGAGAACCTCCGCCTCCTGATCCGCCAGGTCGTCCAGATTGGCCATTCCATGAGCCACCGCCTCCGCCTCCAGCAGATGTAATTCCAAATACACTTGAAGAACCACCGTTGCTTGCTTGTTGATAGTCACCGCAGAAACCTCCGCCTCCGCCTCCAATTGAGACAGGGTAGCTTGATCCACCTGATACAGGTTGAGCATTCGCTACAGGAGATGGATAGTTTGTTCTATATCCTCCTGCTCCTCCGCCCCCAATTCGGGCTGCGCCACCGCCACCACCGACAATAAGATATTCTACAAATTTAGTGCCTGGTGATGCAGTATAAGTTCCGCCTGAAGTAAATGAATTAACTGCAGGTGATCCAGCTACAGAATTAACTGGAATGTTTGAAGCGCCTATAATACCACCTTGTCCTTGTGCCATTATTAAGACCTCCTATTAACTTAGTTCTTCGTAATTTATAGTGATAGTCAAGTCACTAGCTGCACTAGCTCCTGCTTCGATATTATCTCCTTCTTCTAAATACAGAGAAGAATTTTTATCGATTAATATTAAAGTTGAGTCTGCTGCTACAGCAATTGTGCTTGCAATTTTAATTGGTGATCCACCACTTTTTGTAATAGCCACAGTCGCATCAGCAGAGTTACTGCCGTCTACGTTAGCTATAATAATACTGTTAATTTTAAAAACTTTGTTTGATGATGATGCGTTTGCTAAAATTTCTGTTGTTACAGTAGTCGACAAGTTTGCTTGAACTGACTTAGCTGTAATCGTTGAAACATTAACTAGATTTGGTGCTGCCATTTTTTATATCTCCTTAATTATAATTTATCCGAAAACTAGTGCCATTGCAATAGCTTTTCCTGTTGAAGCTACATCAGAAAAAGATAACGCTCCTGCGCCATTTGTTGTTAACCCATTACCACTTGAGCCATCTGCTGTTGGTAAGGTCAAAGAAAAACTAGAACCCACAGTTGCAGGTGCTTTCAAACCTACATACTCTCCTCCAGTGGAATCTTCGAATCTTACTTCATTTTGATTAGTCAAATTTAATTGTGATAATTCTGAAAATAAATCTGTTACATTAGTGCCATCAGCGTAAAGAATTTTTGTACCTTTATCAGTGGTAGCAAAAGTTGGTCCTGTGCCACTTACTGTTTTAAATTGAACAGTGTACGCGCCAGAAGTTGTGTTTTTGACTATGTATATTTTTTCAATGCTGTTAGGAATTGTTACAATTTGGTTACCTGTAATAGTTCCTGTTAATTCAACTACTGCGTTTCTTGCATTTGAAAGAGTTGCATTTGTCATTGCTAATGCTGTCGTTTGTGCGCCACCTGCAATAGAAACTGCTTCATAACCAGCAATCGCTTGTTGAACTAAGTTTAAATTTGTATTAGTTTTATCACCCCAAGTACCAGAGTTTTCCCCTGTTACCATTAATTCGAGTTTCAAATCTGTAGAATAACTTGATGCCATATATTAATCCTTGTTTTTAAAAAGTATAGTTTATCTATGCTGCCTCGTCAATAACCGTCCAAGTGTTAGTTATATCTGGATCTACTACTGCCCAGGCATTTATGTTAATTGTACCAACAGAACCGTTGATTTGCAATCCTGTTACCGGTGCTTCAGCACTTGCTCCAGCTACCACACTTGCAAGAGTTGGTGTTAGGGATATTCCTGAAGGAGAAGCTATAGTATTTGCGTCTAATACAGCTGTTCCTAAAGAGAAAGTTGTTGATAGTCCCGTTAAAGCACCTGTGTTTGCGTCCGCTGTTACGCTTACTGAACTTACATTTGTAGTTAAGCTTTGTCCCGTAGTAATAGTGTCTACTGATGGGATTATGACTTCAACACCTGTTATTAAAGTATTTCCATCACCATTACCCCAAAGGCTATTTCCCCATGTGTCATTTCCCCAAGGGTCATTAGAAGGAGATGTAACTTCAACAATTGTAAGTTCTCCACCAAAAGCACTTCCTTGAGAAGCTGTTGCGTTTGTTCCTGATAAAGAATAAATAGAAGCTTGACCAATAGTTCCTAGTGATGAAGACATTTGTTGTCCTGTTAAAGAAACATTTGCTTCTCCAATACCAACTTCGACACCACTTACTAATGAGATTCCGTCACCAATACCCCATAATCCATTACCCCATGCTTCATTACCCCATGGATCATTTGAAGGAGATGTAACTTCAACAGTTACAAGCTCTCCAGCAAATACTGTACCTCTACTCGAAGTCATACTTTGACCTGTGGCTGGAGCTTCGGCACTTGTTCCAGCAACTTCGTTTCCTACAGCTGATGTTATGGATGCGCCTGTTGGTATAATGTTTGCGTTTGCGGTTACGCTTTCAGTTCCAATAGCAAATGTACCAATACTGATACCTGTAACAGCTGCTTCAGGACTTTCAAATTCACCCCATTCTTGAGAACCCCAAGTCAATGCACCCCATCCAACAGATGGAAAATACGAAACAGAACTTACTGCTGATGTAACGTTTACACCAGTTGCAGAAACAGATTGATCCCCTAATAGATTCCAAGTACCAAATCCCCATGTTTTTGCTCCCCATGTATTTTGAGTAATATCAAAAACACCTCCCATGCCAATTCCATGGATATAACACAAATAATAAAAATCTGTTTCGGAAGATGGTGTTACCTCAATGTATCTTGTAGTAGCAGCATTGAATGTAGTTGTGTTTGTGTAGTTTGCTTGGTTGCTAGCTCCGTCAAGATAATAAGTTATTCCCGAAGAAATAATTCCAGACGTACTAGTGTTTGTTGAAAAAATTAATGGATGACCGTCATTAGATGCATCACTTTGTTCAAAACGTAAAGTTGCACCTGAAACCCAGCTTACAGTTCCTGGACCTGTAGAATTTCTAGCACCGTCCAAATAAAAGACGTTGCCTGTTCCTCCGCCATAAAGGTTACCCGATGCTACGGTAACTGTGCAAGTAAGTTCTGCCATAGCAACGGGCTCCTAAATTATGCGATTCTTAAAATAGCAGCAGTAGAGGTAAAGTTAGGAAATTGAATTGTAAATGTTCCTGATGTTGCAGTTTTATCTGCGCCAAAATCTAAAACACAAACTGCTTTTTTAGCGTCAGTTGAGTTATAAATTAAAGCACCTCTTGCAGTTAAAGTTACTCCAGTAAAAGATAAGTCTGCGAAATCTACAATAGCTGTTGTAGATGATAATGATGTTTGTTGCGATTGTAATTGTTTACCTTTAGCAACATACGTACCAGAAGCAGAAACTTCGTTACCTGTAGTGTATGAAGTTGTTGCTGCACCTAAAGTCGCTGAGTTAGTATACAATGCTAAATTAAAATTGTCCCCGCCTGTATCTAGGTCATGGACACCGTCTAATAATTCTTTTTTAAAAGAATTACAAACTGCTTGTGTTATTGCCATAAAATTTCTCCTTAATAATTAATTATTTGGTGATGGTGAAGGAATTTTAACCCTTGGCACACCATCGGTATACTCGTCTCTACGTCTAGCACCCATTTGCTCTAACGCAAAGCTCTGTATAGCTACATTATACTTGTCTGAGTATAGTTTGTACATATCCATAGGTCCTTTCAAAAACTCATAAGCATTCATCATCGTAGCTACAAATAGTAGATCTTGATAGTTATTGGACAAATATGTCGTAGTATTAGTTGATGACAAATGATCAGGGTTCATTACATAATCTACCTCAACTTTATATGCACTGTTTGGTGTAGGGGCTACTATCAAATAGGTTTCTTTCCAATTAGAATAGTATTTTGGGACACCTGTAGCTTCTGTTGAGTTATACTCATCTATAAAAGAAACATCTCTTTTAATTAAAGTTTCAGTTGTAGTAGGTGAGTTATTGGTGTTAAAAACTTTTACTGCCCTTACAGACAAACTAAATCTTGAAGTATTACCTTGAAAAACAGCATTATTAGGAAGTTCTAAATATCTATTTGAAGGTTTGAAATTACTTGTAACATACTGTCTTTCGTAGTCTGCATCCACTTCTCTTGAAATTCTTAACTCTGCATCTTTGATCATAGAGTCAAGAATAGAATCAGTTAAAACTGAACTATCAACCTCTGTGTAATCTCTTACCTTTTGAATTAATTCTGCAAACGTCATGATATAAGAATTGTAACACTCCCTAATGAAGAATTCACCTGTCTCTTCTTATTTTCTTCTAACGGGTCAATAGATGGTTGCATGCCATTAGATGTAAACTGACCTGGCCAATATTGTAAATCAAGATAAACAACTACAGGTGCAGCTCTTTGAATTCTTGCATTATACAAGGCTTCAGGATCTGCAGTGTGAGGTTTTGGATCTAGTTGTGGATGTTTTTTTTCAAATTCTGATATATGAACTAATGAGCCATTCCATTCTTTGACCATTTCTCTATAAGGAAATTCTTGACCAGAACGGTCGGAAATAGATTTTGCGTATTTACCTTTTGCATATGCCATAGTTAACCCTGTGGATAATAAATATTAGGTGTGATGTATACAGATGTCCTTTGTCCATCTTCATCTAACGCTCTTTTTAATTCATCCTCGTATAATAATTTTAATGCTTGTATTCTATCTGGTGCAATTTTTTGTGACAAATAAAACGCTAAACCTGAAACCATGCATGGAAAAAATCTGAATGGCATATCCGAAGTATTAGTGTATGCTCCAACATCTTCAATTCTTGCAAGATAATAATAAAATATATTAGTAACCGCACTCGTATCAGGAGCCAAATATAGACTTATTGTTGGTGTTAATTGTCTATCAACGTAATATTGAGAAGGTGTTCCTGTCTGTGTTTTATTTGGAATAGCAATATACTCAGATCTAGAAATTTTAGTTAAAGTTTGTTGATTCCCTCCAGACGTAGTGACTACAGCTTCAAGGACATCGTTACAATCACTTGGTGTATTATAAGTAACAGAACCATTTACTAAAGTTTCTGTTTTGGATTTTACTTTCCAAAGGTTAATACCTCTGTTACCCCACTCAGAAAATAATAGATTTAAACTTCTTCTAGCTGATTTAATATCGTTACCAGAATTAGTTCTTACGCCACATCTTTCGTAAGCTTCTTCAATAACTTCATCAATTGTAATGTTAAAACTTGTAGTTCCTGATGTAGCCATTTCATCCTTACGCTAATATTTTTTTCTGTAAATGTAATGGTAGATTTTTTTGTTTACCAATTAATTTACCTGTTTTTGCATTTGGTAGTGCAACTTTTTTTCTTATTCTATGTTTTTTTAAAATATCTAAAGGTTCTGCTGTGCCTCTATTATTATCCATGTATTTTCCTTCAAGAGTATTTTTTATAAAATCTTTTATAGGTGTTTTTTTATTTAAATTACTTTTTTTCTTTTCAATTGATTTACCGACTCTGGCTCTAATCATGTCACCGCCCGTGTAATTATTCATTCCACCACCCATTTTAGTGTGTACTTTTATTCTTCCATTTTTCATTACATTACTCCTTTAAAATTTCCGCCTTTAACAGCTATACCCATGCCTCCACAAGACATTTGTTTTGGCTTGATTGGTTTATTTTTTTTATTCTTCTTTCCTTCCTCAGTTGCTTTTCTGAGAGCTTCAAGATATTTTTTATATTCAGTTGCTTCTTCCATTATGTATCTATCATACCACCATAGTATAATTTAGTAAACGCACCTTTAGATGCAAAAGTTTTAACATTTGTAGGTTTACCTCCAACTCCTTGAGCTCTACTTCTTTTCCTCGCAACGGCACTCTGCTTCTGTGAGTCTGTCATTCTTGCCGCTTTTGCAGCAGGGACGCACTTTGGATACTTCCGTTTTTTGTCCGATGCTAATTTTGAACGACCACAAGGTGCGTACGAACCATCTTTTCGTTTGCTTCCAATATCTACCCATTTCTCTGAAAACCATTTTTTAAGTCCTCCACTTTTCATACCACCTGCTGGAACGCAATTAGGAACCATACGATTTCCTTTTTTCTTCATGCCCTTTTGGACATACCCTTCCCAACAAGTGCCTCGTTCACTCATTTTAATAAATCACCGTAATAATCTACAGAAGCCTCGTTTGATAAATTGATATCACCTGAGTCATGTTTTATAAATTTGCCCATATAAGCATTTGTAACTGAATCTAATGATTTAGCTTGTTTCTTATGTAGTGCGGATGCTTTGTGTAAACCTTTTGCCACTTCTTTAATTTTTATTTCTGCACCTTTGTTTGCTTTTTTAGGTCCCCAATCTTTTCTCTTTGTTCCTGACGGATCTTTTATTTTACCCGCACAAATTTTGCTAGCGTATGCATTAGCATATGCACTGGGATAAACTTTGAATTTTCTTTTAGCGGCCGCTTTGCCTCTAGCACATAGTTTTGTCATAGTGTTTAAGCCTTTTTCGGTTGTACAACTTCTTAGATTTTACCACCTTTTGCTTGAACAGTAAACTTCCCACCCATAGCATTTTAGCAAAGAGATTTCTCTTTTTTTCTTTATTTTTCATCTTAATCTTGGTCCTCTAAAAAATATTACCAAAGTTCTTCTCGATCCGTAAGTAACTGGCTTTACCTTATGTGGATGATAAGATTTAAATAAAATTGCGTCACCACCTTGTGAGAATTCAGTTATCTTATTTTTTTGATGTATCAGTTGAAACTCTCCTCCCTCATAATTTGTTTCAGAAAGATTAATAATAAAAGTAAGTTTTAAATCAAATGGCTTATCTCTTTCACCATCTATATGCCAATCATACTCTCCTTTTTCAGAACCATCATAATCATTTAGAGTTGCAAATTCGTTAGGCGTAATTTCAAAAATATCCATACCAAAGTTAAAAGAGTTAACAGTAATAGCTGCGTTGATGCATGGTTTTATTTCTTCCCAAATGTGACCTAATTGAATTGTTTTTACATTTGTAATTTTAGTTGTGTTGGCTGCACTTTTATCTTCACAATCCTCAACATAAAGATTAATTTTTTGATTAAGTTTTATTATATCTGGTGGCGATATTATTTTATTCCAATACCAATAAGTGAAAGACATTAATTATAATTAAAAGAAAAAGACATTCTTTTATCCTCTGTTAAATTTGGTTTTACTCTATGTTTTAACCAACTTGGAAACAAAATCAATAGATTATCTTCAGGAACAACAAAATACTTAGAAGAATTATATATATTATATTCTTTATCTTTGATTTTTTGTAAATGATATTCAATGGTTTCAAAATCATTTACAAACTCAATTGCACCAGAATCTTTTTTTGTTTGTACATAAAAAACACCAGATATGAGAGAATCAATGTGACAATGGAGTGTGTTATAATTTCCATAGTAATTTATGTTAGCCCATAGATTATCAAGTTTTATATTTTCAATATTGAAAACTTTTTTAAATATTTCTACATTCTTATTTAACTCTTCAATTAATTCTTGAACTTCTTCCTGTTTGTTATCTAAGTCGTTTGATTGAAAACCACCTTCATTAGATATTACTCTTTTGTTATTTTTTCTTTCTATATTTTCTGCAAACAATTTTAATTTATTTAAATTTATATTTAATTTTTTAATATAAATAGGAGTGCTAAAAATATTAATTATTTCATTCATCAGTTTTAAAAGCTATTGATATTCTTGGTAAAGTTGAATCTGAAGTTAATCCTCTATGTGATAATTCTGATGGAAAAGCTATAAGTTGATTTTGGATAAAATTTATTTTTTTATCTTTGATTTCTAAACAACCCTCTCCTTTTCGTAACGTATCTGAAACCATAAGTAGATATGTTGTTGTCCCATTATCTTGGTGCCATGAACCATTCATGTCAGAGTGTTGTATATTTGCATAGGCCTCAATCACTCTAATATTTTTTTTAAAGGATTTAATTAATTTAAAATGTAAAAACTCAAGATCTTCTTTTTTTAAATCTGATCTGTAAAATTCTTTATGTTTCGGATCTGATATAATAGATTTTTCACCATAATAATGGGGATAATTATAAAGTATTTTATAATGTAAATATTTTATGTAATCATCATCTAACCAATCATTTATGCAAACTATGTCAGACATTAAAAATAATTGAAATTTATGACTATCCTGTTTGGTGTTGAAAGTTGAGTTTTTACTCTGTGTTGCGTTTCGCTTGGAAATATTACTATTCTGTTTTCTTCCGATTGAACAAATTCATTAGTATCTTTAAATTCTGTACCACCATCATTTGAATTAACATAAAGAACTGCAGTGGTGGCACCTTGTAATTTATTATCAGTATGCCAATTAGAATAGTATCTTTCACCAGTTCTTAAATTCATGTTAGCTCTCACACTGATAGTTGCTTTAACTTTTAATCTTTCTAAACACTCTACTATAAAAGGATCATAAAAAGGAGAATTAATTGTATTTTTATGAAAAAAAATATGGGCAAAGTAAGGATTATCAGGATTTTTACCACTCTGCACCATGTGTTTTTGGTAAAACCAATTTATATTACTACTAGTTAGAATGTTTCTAAATTGATTCCATTTAGGTTTTTCTATAAAATTGTCAATTACTTGAAGCATGTTAAATCCATATTAAGCAGTAAAAGTTTTACTCAATGGATTTTTTTTATCTTTTTTTGTATACAATTTCTTTTTTTCTTTTTTCTTATCTTTAGCGCCTCTTAATTGACCTTCAACTTGTTTAGTCATTTGTGATCTTGTTATTGCCATTAAATTAAATCCTTTGCTTTTCCTATTATTGGTTTATATTTAGTTTTACCCTCAGATTTAAAAGCATGCAAGAACTGTTTTCTTGGTTGATCAGGTGTGTAGCTACAATGTATCCATCCGCTGTTA